TTAAGTGACGCAATTTACATACAATCATTTAAATAATAACATTAAATAATTGTATTGATAATTGATTTGTCGGAGTAATTTGTACATAAGTGGCACTAGAACTTAATTGAAATAATCCAGCATTTTGAGAATTATTATTTGGATATACCCACATCTCAATTGTATAAGCGTTGGTACCTAAAGTAACTGCATCATTACTAGGTATAGTTAAATATCCTGTCGTGCCATTAAACCGTAAACTTTGAGAAGTCATACTCACTTCATCAAATTCTCCGCTCACCATAACAACACCATTACTTGTGGTGCTAGTAATAATATTTGTGTTACTTCCTAATACAGGATTATTATTGGTGTTTGCTAAATTAATTGAAGTGTTTCCTGGATAATAAAATGGACCAATTGAATTAAATCTTGGTGTACCATTTCTGGTTATTGTAAAATTATTATTAGAAGAATCAAGATAAGGATTTTGTGGACTTGCTGTTAATAATAAAGATGTATTTGCAACAGGTGTTAACGGTGCTGTTGGTGGAGTAAAATCGGCAGTATATAAAGCTGTTCCTTTAACAACACGAAGATTGGAAATATAGCCATTAAAAGCATTTGCTAAGTTTATATTAATACCAACCAAGCATTTGGTATCTGTCATATTTGTACTATTTGTAATGGTAGAACCACTTTGAACACCATTAATAAAAACCTTTAAAGATGTTCCACTTCTTGTAACGGCAATGTGTGTCCAAGCGTTTATTGGTACAGAATTAGGAGATGTAAATATCGTTGTATTGTTTATAAATAAAGCAAACGTACCATTAGTATTAAAGTAGTCTGCATATCCATTTGTTGATGAAGAAGTTAGTCTAGTATCAAAAACAGTTCCGGCGGTACTAAAAGATAAAGAGTATATCAAATACTCTACTGTAAAATCATTTGTTCCAAAAGCAAATGCTGAATTATCGGAAGTGGTTAAATAAGTTGAAATAGATCCATTTAAAAAAATACTTCCAGAATCAAGGCTTATTTCATCAAAACTACCAAGACCACCAATTGTTTGAAATACTCCGTTAGAAGTTAATCGAGTTACTGTAGGCATTCATTATCCAAAAATTGTGTCAAGAGAGTTTGTGTTTGCGTTATAGACCTGATAGACCACTAAAATATTATTAGCGTTAGCAAAACCAACACGATTGGTTACATATACATTTGATGTTGCTAATGTATTATTAGAAGCGGTAAAGAATGCATTACTATTTGATAAAAATCCTGTTGAATTAGCTACAATGATTGTGTTAGCCAAATAACCAGAGAGTGATGCACCGCCACCACCAGTTGAAGCAAATGTTATAGTATTGGATGTGCCAACTGTGGTGATGGTCATACCAGAACCAGCAACAAATGTTAAACCAGAATTTGCTATGTTTGCTAATGCATCAGGTTGTCCTGAAACAGAAATTCTTGCAAACCCAACTTGACTATTTGCTCTGTCAAATGCTGCATTAGCCCTAATGAAAGCACCATTGGCATGAAAATAACTAGATGTGGAACGTACATCGGCAGTATTGGCTATGTTATATGCGTTCTGCATTTTACCATCAGTAGCACTTATAGCCGTGTTACTGAAATCTAACCGAACGTTTTGGCTAGCATTAACACCATCACTAAGGTCCATCCTGGTGTTACTGAAAGCCAATCTTACGTTTTGACTAGCATCTACACCTTGAATAATGGTAATTGCTGTGTTACTATAATCTATTCTGACGTTTTGACTTGCATTAACACCATCACTAATGTCCATTCTGGTGTTACTGAAAGCCAACCGAACATTCTGGCTTAAATCAGTATTCTCAATAATAGACATTCTAGAATTCTGACCAACGTCTGTACCTTCAATCACCGTTATTCTGGTGTTTTGACCGACATCTACACCTTCAATAATGGTCATGCGGGTATTACTGAAGTCCAGCCTTACATTCTGGCTTAAATCTGTGCCTTCGATAATGGTCATACGAGAATTCTGTGACGCATCAACACCAATAGTCACATTGGCTTGGTCAAATGCCGCATTGGCTTTAATGAAAGCTCCGTTAGCATGGAAATAACTAGCTGTAGAACGAACATCAGCCGTATTGGCTTGATTGAAAGCAGCAGTAGCAAAGTCTTTAATATCCAATCCACCAACTCTTGCCGTGGTGGCAATTAGATTACCTTTAAACCAATTGCCTTGTATGTTTGCTTTGGCAAAAGATGCATCATTGATATTGACTGTGTTACCTGTCGTTTCTGGTGTGTAACCTTGAAACGCATAAAACTCTTTTGTTATCGCATCTCTAATAAATCCTGCGTGAGCATTTGTGCCATCGTTATAGTGGCCAACATAACCAATCGATAGAGCATCTGTGTAATAATTTCCTATGCCAAGCTGAATTAAAGTATCATCTACTTCAAGCGAGTTTACATTAAGTGATATTGTATTACCAAGAACAATCAAGTTGCCTGTTACTGTAACATCATTACCAAATACAACATTACCTGTAACTGTTTGAAGGCTTGCTCCAGATAAAGCTAATCGATTTGATATATCAGTATTCTGTGTAACATCCACACCTTCAATAATGGTCATGCGAGCATTTTGACCCGCATCAACACCATCAATAATATTCATTCGTGTATTACTAAAATCCAACCTTACATTTTGGCTTAAATCCACGCCTTCAGATACAGTTAATCTGGTGTTCTGGCCAACATCCACACCTTGAATAATAGTGATAGCAGTATTACTATAATCCAACCTCACATTTTGGCTTACATCAGTACCTTCTATTACAGTAAGTCTTGTGTTTTGTGTAGTATCGGTACCTTGAATTATGGTGATGGCCGCATTACTAAAATCTAACCGAACATTTTGGCTATTATCTACACCTTGTGCAATAGTAAGAGCTGTATTACTATAATCCAACCTTACGTTCTGGCTTAAATCTACGCCTTCTGAAACAGTAAGTCTAGTATTTTGGCCAACATCAACACCTTCGATAATGGTCATGCGAGTATTGCTAAAATCTAACCGAACATTCTGGCTTAAATCAACACCTTCTGAAACAGTTAATCTGGTGTTTTGAGTAACGTCAACACCTTGAATGATTGTTATTGCTGTATTGCTGTAGTCCAGTCTTACGTTTTGACTTGTATCAACACCATCAGCTATGGTCATCCTAGAATTCTGACCAACATCTACGCCTTGAATAATAGTTATAGCTGTATTGCTGTAGTCCAGTCTTACGTTTTGGCTATTATCAATACCTTGAGCAATCGTAAGAGCGGTGTTGCTATAATCCAACCTAGAGTTTTGGCTAGCATCTGTGCCTTCTATAACAGTTAAACGAGTATTCTGTCCAACATCTACACCTTGAATAATAGTAATGGCCGTATTGCTATAATCCAACCTTACATTCTGGCTGTTATCAACACCTTGTGCAATGTTGAGAGCAGTATTACTATAATCAATTCTTACGTTCTGGCTTAAATCAACACCTTCAGATACAGTTAATCTGGTGTTTTGGCCAACGTCCACACCTTCTATGATGGTCATACGGGTATTACTAAAGTCCAGCCTTACATTCTGGCTTAAATTAACACCATCACTAATGTCCATACGAGTATTGCTAAAATTCAACCTAACGTTCTGGCTAACATTAACACCATCACTAATGTCCATGCGGGTATTACTGAAATTTAACCGAACATTCTGGCTTAAATCAGTACCTTCAATCACCGCCATTCTAGTATTGCTGAAATCTAATCTAGAATTTACATCTAGACCACCAACTCTTGCTGTAGTAGCAATTAGATTACCTTTAAACCAATTGCCTTGTATGTTTGCCTTGGCAAACGATGCATCATTAATGTTGACCGTATTACCTGTTACTCCTGGTGTGTAACCTTGAAATGCATAGAACTCTTTCGTTCCCGCATCACGAATCATACCAGCTTGAGCATTTGTTCCATCGTTGTAATGGCCAACATAACCGATAGTTAATACATCTGTATTATAATTTCCTATACCAAGTTGAATTAGAGTATCTTTTACTTCAAGCGAGGTCACATTAAGTGATATGGTATTACCAAGAACAATTAAATTACCTGATACAGAAACATCATTGAGAAATGCAACGTTACCAGAAACAGTTTGATAGCTTGCTCCCGTTAAACTTAATTTGTTTGCTATGTCGGTGTTTTGAGTTACATTTACACCTTCAATGATGGTCATCCTATTATTACTAAAATCTAATCTAGAATTCTGGCTAGCATTAACGCCATCACTAATGTCCATACGAGTATTACTAAAATTTAATCTTACGTTTTGGCTTAAATCTGTATTTTCAATTACTGTTAATCTTGTATTTTGTGTTGTGTTAACACCATCACTAATGTCCATCCTGGTATTACTGAAAGCCAGCCGAACGTTTTGACTTGCATTAACACCATCACTAATGTCCATCCTGGTGTTACTGAAAGCCAGCCTTACGTTTTGGCTAGCATCAACACCAATAGTTAAGTTGGCTTGATTAAAAGATGCATTGGCTTTTAGAAATGCTCCATTGGCATGAAAATAGGCTGCATTAGCTGTCGCTCTGGCCAATTCATCAATTTCACCACCAGGCGTATAAGCTGTAGTTTGAATTGTGTTATCAGGAAATGTTAATGTACCTTCTGCACCAAATGTCCAATTTTGTGATGTCCCTTTAGTATTGGCCCTAATTTGAACACTTGTATTAGCGTATAACTCAGCAGACATTGCCCCCATAAACAATGCAGTAGAATCATCATTAGTGGTTGTTAGATATACGGTGTTGGAACCGTAAGTAGTAAAATCTAGTTTAGATTCTCCTGGTCCACTAATTGGTCCTGTAATTGTACCACCAGATAAACTTAATTTTGTGTTTGAATTATCAAAGGCTGCATTAGCTTTTAAGAAAGCTCCATTGGCATGAAAATAGGCAGCATTGGCTAAAACTGTTGCTGTATTTGCTTGATTGTATGCGGCTTGAGATTTTACAGCAGTAGATGGATCACCAATAATTTTAACACCGGTATTAGAACCAATGAATAAAGTATTAGATACAAATGAGTATGCTAATTGACCATCTTGTAGTGTTAATGGCGTAGTATTTGAATACGACCGTAGAATCTGTATGGTCGTTATATTAGACGAATTTGCTGCTGACATTAAAAGAATCCGTTATCTATGATTAATCGAGAATTTTCAGCAGGAGCAATAATAAAAGAATTTGTTGAGGCTACATAGGTTACGACATCACGGTCTAGAGCACCAGCCATACTAACATCAGATAATGCCTTTAATGTTGTTGTACCATATGATAGTGTTCGAACTGTTTGCTGAGAAGCACCTAGTTGTACATTGACTGTACCTATTGTTTGACCTGGCATGTTTTACCTCGTAACTCGTGGAGAAACATCAACAATGCCTTCTAAAACTCTTGTTACTGTATTGGCGCCGGCATTGGTGATTATTGTGTCGTAAACATATCTTCCTGGAGAGATGTTAGCGGTTTGAGCAGAAGTCAAAGCAAGCTCAATGACCCCTGTGGCAGGGTATACTGTTGTTGAAAATGTTGCTGTAGCGTTTGAAGAATAATAGGATTTACGCATTTGACCACTGGCCGTACAACCAGTTAAATCGTATACGTTACCATATACATCGTCTAATGTAATAGTGGTATTGAATGTGGTACCTTGTTCCAACAGTAGATTTGAGTAAGCAGCTGGCATTTTATATTCCCGATATCATTAATCCTATTGGATATTTATGTCAACACCAACCTAAGCTCAAAAGTAAATTCGCTTTTTGGAATCTTGAATTTCGTCTCCGGAAATTCTAGGCCGGAATGAAAATTTTCGAATTTTCTATTTCTCAGGATACGTCTGCCATTCACCTAACTTTAAATCGTCAATTTCTTTTTTAAGTTCTTTGATGGCTTCGACTAAAAGTGGTATAACTCGTTCATAATGAATTGTGAGGTATTGCTCATCGATTGGTGCTGGAACGACCACTTCAGGTAAAACAGCTTGAACTTCTTGTGCCGATAGACCAATTTCTGGTTTAACTGCATATCCTAAAGCTTGTGCGGTTTCGTTGGCTTCATACTGGAATCCATTTAGTGACATTACCTTGGCCAACGCATTTTCAATATTACCTAAACGTTTCTTCAATCTATCATCTGAGTAATAAGCAGTAATGTTGTTGGTGGCACGAATTTCTCCTGGAGTACCAGAAGCTGCTGTTCCTACACCCAAAGAGTTAAATTGAACTCCGCTGGCGGTGCTCAGGTCTTGGTTGACAATGAAGTTTGTAATATTTGCAGAACTTCCTGTTATAGTACCAGAAATTTTAGAACCAGCTAATGATGTAATCCATGAAGGATCAGAATAAGAACCTGTAGTAACGACACCATTCTGAACTGCCATATTAAATGTATTACCTGAATTTAACACATTTTTAACAAATCCTGTTGTTGCAATTTGTGTATTACTTGTATTTGCGTCTGATGTATTACTTGTTGATACACCAATTAGTGTTGCTTGACCATTAAAAGAGCTTGATGTAATTGTTGGAGAAGTAATATTTCCAGTAACAGCTAAATCTTTTGTTGTTATTAAATTGTTAGCTGTTAAATTATTAAAAAATGCTGATGTGCTAGAATTAAAAATAGGAGAAAAAATAACAGTATTTGAAGAAACACTATCCAAATAAGCTGGGCCATTTGAATTTAGTGTGGATGTTCTAATCAAAGTATTTGATGTAATTCCATTAACAAATGCGGTACCACTAGCATTAATTGTAGCGGTTCTGACTAAAGTATTTGATGTAATTGAATCAGTAATTAATGTTTTTGCAATAACGGCATTATTAGCAACTTGAAAAGCGAAACCAGAACCAGTAAATGTTGCATTGGCTGCTGATGTTACATCACCTAACAAACTTGAAGTACCAGAAACGATTGCAGTACCTAAAATGGCAGTATTTGTTACAGATAAAGCAGTTCCTGTAGCAACTAACAAAAGTGTGCCACTATCTTTTGTATAATTATTAGCACCAATATTGTTTAATTCGACAGCGGCTTTATTTTGTTGAGAAACCAAGTCACCAAACGTATTATTAAAACTTAAAATGTTTACTGTATTTGCCATTATTAGTTCCTAGTGAACAATTGTTGTAAAAGTTGTTTAATTTCTTTTACATCATTTTTTACGTCATTAATTTCAGATTTTAGTGTATTTATTTCTGCTTTCTGATTATTAATTAACTTTGATTTAAAAGTATATTCCTCTAAACCCACAGAATCAGTATTAATCAACGCCATAGTGTTAGTATCTCTGACGAATGTAGTTCCTGGTATTTTAACTAATGGCATTTTTTAACCTATTGCTGGAAGAGCGATTGCACGAATATCAGTTAAGAACGGAACAGCAGTTTTATCTGATGTTGCAAGAACTACTTTTATTGCAAACTGACTAAATCTGTTGTATGTTTGACCATTAACTGTGCTGGCGTATGAAACATAATTTTGAGCAGTACCGCCAGCTCCTGGAGCAGCAATATACTCATACAAATTGTTTCTATTTTGAGAAAACTTAGAATCACCACTATTAACTAAAGTCATTAATTGCCAGTTACCATCGTCAAACAACTGTGTGTCGGACCTAGAAAGAATCTTGTAGTAAACGTAGATATTTGTATTAACTGGACGATATGCGGTAAAGTATACACGTAAATCGCCAGAATCAAATCCTTGGTCTAATACAACTTTCTTAGTGATGTATTTGGACAAACCATTACCACCAGACTTTGATGTTTCGCCGGCAATCGTAATAACAGCATTTGCATTTCCTGTCAAACGAGTTGTTGGATCTGAAATAGTAATTGTTGGTGTTGTTGCATATCCAGAACCACCAGAGGTAATCAAAATACTAGTGATGTTACCTTGTGCTGAAACGTTAGCCACAGCCGTTGCACCTGAACCATATCCATTTGCTGCCGTGATGGTGACAGATACAGTATTTACATTATAACCACCACCAGTATTAGCAACAGAAATCATTGAATTGGAAATTCCAAGATTATTAATGTTCCAACGAATTGTGTATACACTTAATCCATCATCAGAAATCATTGGAGATACAGCATCATCTGCGGTACTCATTACTGCATACAATGAGAATGATGTGTTGGAATCAGCAACAAGTACACGTTCACCAAAACCATCATTTAAGTAGATGTCATCATATGTTGGCGTACCAAATTTTCCTGGTGTGATGCCTGCCGTTGCAGCAGCCGTAAATGAACTATTCAATGTTGCGCTATAGGTGTAATTTAGTGTTGTATCGCCTGGCATAAAATCAGTTGTTGAGATATTCAAGGCGTGTACTGGCACATTAGTATTTGCTGAGGTTACAATCTTATTTGAAACTGTATTGGGACTCAAATAATAGTTAATATCATTCTCAACAATTTTTCTGTATGGCAATCTATTAGGCACAACAAACTGTAATGTTGGAGTTACGGTTTTTGAAAATACACAACGATTCATTACAAACATCATGGCTTCATTTTGGTCAGCAGTCCATGTTTGTAAATTTTGAGAAACAAACAAAGCACCAACATAAGGTGCCGAATTAATCTTAGTTACTGTGCTTGGTGTAGTGTCTGTTGGCAAATTTTTAGTAGAAGATGCAATTGCAGTATCACCAAGTTGAGCAGTATAGATTGAATACTCATTTGATGTTGGGCAACGAACAATAAATGCATACAATTTGTTAGCTTCCAAATATACAGGAGCTGGGAATTTAAATACTGTGTATGTTGTAGGATCCAAATAATGTGGCTCTGTTGATGTATTGATATGTTCAGATGTTAATACTACTTGAGAATTATCTAAAGTTTCGCCATTTGGATAACCATTAGTAGTACCAACAATTGTCAATGTTACTGGCGCAAAACCTGTTGTTGGCTTAGTTGCAAAGAACAATTTAACAGAATCAATGAATACACCGTTAGGGTAATTTTCTTTATCAACAATAAATGTTTGTGCAACAGGATCCCAAGATACAGTATATGTGTATGAACTTGTATTTTCTCTTGTTGCTGTACTAACAAATGTATTCTTTGCGGCATCAATAGAAGAAGCATAATTTAAACCTTGCTTTGTTGCTTGTAATCCTGAAGCAAAGAATGTTGCCTTAGAATATGTTGTTGCACTATCTAAATTGTTATTGATACTATTATCAATTCTAAATGTTCTTTCACCTGTATTAAATACGCCGCCAGGTATAGAGAATACACCAGAAATCATACCAACTTCATTGGTCTTTAGTGAACCAATAGAGTATATGTCACCATTGGCCGATGTAATTGCACTACCTAATGTGGCTAACTTGGTGGTGCCATTATATGAGGTGATGTTGGCAGATTGACCAACACCTGTTCCGTTAATTACATATAATGTATTACCAGCATAGAAGTTGGTTGTATTTGAGGCAAGAGGTGATAATGTAAGTGTAGTAGTTGTATTGGCATTGGTGATTAAACCACCCAAATGAGTATATGTACTAATTACACCACTTGCTGTTGTTGTTTGATATTGACCAGATGTATTGAACTGTGCATTTTGAACTGTTGCGCCTGCTGCAAAGTTTGTGTTAATAATATCACCAATTACATATAAACGTGAATTGGTTGTTCCTGGATAGTTGTAATATGAAAGAACTTTTCCAATTGGTGTGAAACTGCCGCCAGCAAAATAACCAATAACATCACCGTCTTGGAATGTACCAGAAACACTAGTCAATTCTAATACGTTTGGTTTACGAATATACTTGTTAACTTGTACATTGTCAAAAAAAGCATTAACAGAAGTATTAACCAACATGCCATACGAATTAAAGAATACAAATTGTTGGCGAATGTAAGGAAGAATGCTAACATCTTGAATGTAACCAGCAGTTTCAACATAACTAGAATTTAACTTATCATAGTTACCTAAAATAGTTTGTTGTTGTTCTTGTGTGTAGTTTGTTACCTGATTGGTGAACCAATTTCTACCACGACCAATTGTAGCAACTGTTGTTGTTGCAACAGTAGTTTTCCAATCACCTACCTGTAACACATTAACTTGGTCACTTGCACGATATACTTGTAAGTTAGGATCAACAATTAATAAATCAGGAGATTTTTGTGTATCTACCCAATTGTCCATTGGAGGACTTAAAGTTGTTATACCTTCTTTGAGAGCCACAGCAAAAGGATTTAAATTGACTGTACGGGAGGCAATTGGCTGTGTAACAACATTTGATGTTGTGTATGGTAATGTGTAGAAATTAGAGGAACCAGATTTGGAAATCTTATAGTTCAAATTGTTTGCACTTGTTGAATCTATCTGACCCATGTTATATACAAGTGACAATGACTGTAATGGGAAGTTAGAAATGTTCTGTGATGCTGTCATTTGTTTTGTTCTACGATTGACAGTAACCAAATAATCATTATTATTCGTATCTGATGTTGAGTAACCAGAAAAATCATCAACTAAAATACCATTTTTGAAACGATTTAAACCATTGGTATCAGGAATTTGTAACGAAGCTGCATTTTTCTCTAAAAGATTTAATGCTGTATAGTATTCAAGATTGTTTACTCGGCTTTCTAAGCCAGTAATATCACTCATCAACCAACGTTTGTGTTTCACTTTCTCAACAGAAAGATTTGGTAAAATACCAGTAGTTACTTCACTTGGAATATAAGCTGTGTATGGATCGTGGAATAGGTTTGAAACAACCAATGCACCATCTGGTTCTGCCGGCAATAAAGGATTATCAGAAGGTGTTCCTTGAATGATTTCAAATGAACGGTCTTTACTTAACACCAATTTGTCATAACGACCCAAGTAATTAGTATAATCAGAAACAAAAGTACTTAAATCAACAGGCATGTAAGCACCAGCAGCACCAGAACCAGAGCTACTTGTTCTAATTGTGAAGTTTGCTTGTGCATTGATAAGTGCTGGTCTAAAGTCTACAGCATCTCGTAGTTGATATGTTGAACCAGATGTGCTTGTATAACTTGGAATTTCTGCGTAATCTTCTGGTGAAGAAGAAACTGGTGACAAATAAGAACCAACAGAATAATAACCATCACCGCCAGTTGTTTCGTAGTAATCAAGTAACACTAACATATTACCTTGTACTGGTACTTGACCAACTTTTAATGTAACCGTGGCAAAATCATAGTAAGAGTCACGTTGACCATTGTCAAACAAGAAACGGTCTGTAACATCAAAAGAAGGATTAGTTAACATTGCATCTGTGGGTACAGTTGCGGATGATCCAGTATCGATAATTTTACGAATACGTTTTGCGTCAGTAATGTATAGTTTTTGTGGTTGACCTGGTGCTACTAGACCAGCATTTTGAACATATACTTGGCCATTGGTTAAGTCCACTTTCGTGTTTATGGCAACTGCTGTACCAGTATAATTCACATAAGCAGTATTTGCCGTTTTAAGATTTTTGGCCTTCAACACATAACTGGTATCATTACCATTTCGTACAAACGCTTTGGCAATAATAGTTGCCGTAAACGCACCTAGGTCGCTTGTTGGAGTTGTGAAGGTCGCAGTCGATCCGCTACCCGAAATCGTCACGGTGCGACTTCCTGTTGTCCAAGGCAGGCATTGGCCAGCCCTCAGACCACTAGATTGTGGATTGGTAACAATAATTTGGAAGTTTTGAGTAACGGCATCTGCCGAAATTGTACCGTTACCAAATGGGAAAGATAAAGTGGCAACTGGAGCTGAACCAAATGTTAAAGCGGCAGAAATATTGCCACCAGAAACAGTAAATGACACATTCCTAAAAACTTGAACCGATTCGTAAGATGTGTCAGTTACGGTGCTCACATAACGATTACCTAAATTAAATAACAATTCTGGATTATTTTGATTCTGTAATATTGTATCGCCTGTAGAAATACTACCCATCTTACTTGAATTGTCAATTGCAGCATTTGCTGTAATTGTATAAGGTGTTCCTGGAGTATCTACAATGATTGATTCGTAATCTGTCACGTCAAATCGTAATGTAAATACTGATGTTGCATCTGGTGCAACTGTAAATGGAGGATCAACAAAAGCAACTCTTGTTGCTCCACCTGGAACATAAGATGTAATTGTTCTAAAATCGCCAGCAGATGTACCTTGGTCAATACTAACAGTTACATTATAATAGGCATTTGCATTTGCTGAAAATTGTGGAGTGTGTGGTATTGTAATATATGTGTTATTGGCAGAACTGGCTGAGGCGGTACCAGACAATGTTTGATTCTGTAATCCAAACACATATGCTTTATAAATGTAAGCATCACCATTGGCAGTATTTGCTGTGCTAGAAAACACCAAATTACGAATATAACCTGTACCAGCCAATGTTGAATTATATGTGGTTACGTTTGCTGTGTTAACGTCTGATTTGACTACACTATGAAAATCAACTGGCGGTAAAGTTGATACATCAAATACACCATTAGCAGAATTAACATAGAAATAATTGCCATAATCAATATATGTTGGATTATTATTAGCCGCTGATGTTGTTCTCGCACGGTCATTGGTCAAAGTTACATCACTTTGAGTTTCTAAACGATAACCACGAACATAAGCAATACCTTTTGAAATACCCAAATCATATTTTGCTGAATTGATTGTATTTGCTTTAGGTGTTAATGTGTAATCTTTGACAATGAAATCACCATTGGTATCACTAGTACGTTTTGCAAAATAATCATCAATAACAGAATAAACAGTATCATTAACTTGTTTAAGTATTGAACCATTCTCTAAACGAACCAATTCAATAAAGTCATCATCATTTCCTAATTCTAATGGACGTGTTTCTAATGATAATGTAATCTTATAACGGTCAGCACCAGGCGCTTGATAGTTGGAAGCATTTAATGCTGGATCCAATAAACTAGAATCGTCTGTATAATTATAGATACTTTCAATTGCATTTAAACCAACACGTAATGATGGTGTTGTGCTATATTTTTCTAATGGAATAGTTGTTTCTGATACAGTAACAAAATTACCTTTAACATAAAAGATGCCATCAGAGATAGAAGCCACAGAACTTAATCCTGTTGCGAGATTTGTAACGGTTGATGTTATTAATGTTGCTGTAAAGTTTGCGCCCACAAGATAAATTGTATCACCACTTACAAATTGAGAACCAGTAATGTATGTAACAATTAAAGTGGGAGGATCGCCTGCAACACCAGAACTCGTTGTTGAAGCTTCAGCTGCATAAATTACTTTTGCAACAACGCTTGAATCGGCATTTGTAATTGTACCATCAGCAAAATTTTCTGCTGAAATTGCTGTTGTACCAACTGTGGTGTTTAATTTTAAATAATATACGTTTTGATTTACTGTGACTTTACCACCAGAAATAGGAGTGTTTTGAGCAAAAATAGCATCAGCAAAACTAGTGATTTGATTTTGAAGAATAGTTTGTGATTGTGTTAATTCACGAGCTTGAACAGCAAATCCCGGTTTAAAAAGTATTCTGTGATAATTTTTAGCCGCATCAAAATCATCATAATAAGGATCTACGTTAAAGTCGCCAGTAAAATTGGTTGCCATTTTTTCTTTCCAAAATTAAAATCTTAACACTAAACGGAATTGTTCTGTACCATCAGGACTTCTTTGAATAGCCGTTCTATTTTCTATATATGTCATGTATCCAGAGTATATAATAAAGTCTGGATCTTCTGTGTCTAATAAAGTTCGAACCGCCACGTTTACCGCACCACTTGCATCTTGAATAAGAGCATCGTTTATAGTTGGAGTTCCACTTGTATTTATGACTCTCAAAACATTATTTGTGGCATCAAAACTAACAACTTGAGCTGTAAATGTTGCAGATCCTAAATTTGGACCTTGATAAATTGTTTGACCACTAACAAATGAACCTGTTCCAGGAGAAACAGTAAAGTGTTTTGTTGTGTCATATATGTCACCAAAGCAATAATCTGGAGTTGTTTGTTGTGATGATGGGTCTAATATTAGTCCTAGTTGATAATAGGTAATATCAGTAGGAATAGTTCCATTCTCATCTTCTATAAATTCTATAGCCACCATTACATTATTACAACCCAAATCAGATATTGGATCTAATCCATGTCCACCAACTGGTGAAACTGGTGTTATAGCAACAGCAACCACGTTTGGTGTTGGATAACCTGTCGATTGTGTTATTGTTGTATTGGCATATGTATAACCAGAACCAACGTTGGTCATAATCATATCAGTTAAATAACCTGCTGCATTAATAACTGGTGAAGCAGTTGCACCAGATCCATCACCAGTTATAACAACATCAACGCCACCGGATTGATATCCTTGGCCAACTGTCGTAATATTAATAACGTCAATTTGTCCTTCAGCTGTATCATTTAATTCAGGATTTGGAACATTAAATCCTACTGGAACAGGCATCCAACTTTCATCTAAGAATCGTTGTTTTATACCAGCATCAATTGAATATAAAAATTTCCATTTATAACCATCAGCTGTCTGTACCAAGAAGGTTGAATCAAAAGTTCCTGGTGTTAATTGTGGTTCAACTGTTGATGCCGAACCTCTATTATTCCATAAACAAATAAACACTTGGTCATATCTGTTTTTAACATAGAAGTTTTTAGATACTAAATTATTTGCATCTAAAGTAAACATATTCACTCTATCATCATAATAATCATAAATTGTTCCTGTGTCCCAATCCCTTCTTGGTATAACAGGAGAAATATCGGATGAAATTATTTTCTTTGCAGCAATAATATTTTTAAATGTTTCTTTAATTGCAAATTGACTTTGTTCTGGTGGTGGAGGATTAAAAGGATCTGGCCAAGGAGTTATTCTACCAATAAAAGCATATAAACTATTAGGCACATCTACAGATTCTTCAGCAGTTGAAGAAGGTGCAAAATAGTATTGTATCACTTCATACAATTTACTTGTGTACGTTAATAATGACGAATTGGCGGTTAAAACTGGCATTATATAATCCTATTAATTTATAATCGCTACGAATGTATTGGAAATTGAATTATCAAACGAATAATATTTAGCTAAAATACTATGACCAGAAGATATTGTGTAAGTCGTACTACCTACGGTAGATTTTTGTGCATTACATCCATGTGTAAATGTATGTGGACTACCAGAGATGTTTGTAACCCATAAATCAACTACTTTTCCTGGAATATGATTAGTTAAAGAAACAACTAATCCAGTAGAAGTGTTACATTGTACTAATGAATTATTTGCAAAATCTATAGTAATTGCTGTTTGTGAACTATTATATTGTAAAGAATTAAAAATAAATCCTTTTTGTGGATTAACATTACCGGTTACTGTTAAATCTCCAGCAAATATACCTGAAGTATTCGCCAATGCATTATTGGCTTTAGAAAAAGCATTATTAGCTGTACTATAAGCCGACTGCATTTTACTATCTGTGGCCAAAATCCCGGTATTTTGAGATGAATCGGTGCCCTCTATGACTGTCAATCTAGTATTCTGTGTTACGTTAGAACCTTCAATGATGGCCATTCGAGCATTTTGACTAACATCTGTTCCTTCAATTACTGTCAATCTAGTGTTTTGTGTAATATCCACACCTTGAGTTATAAATGTATTTGCAGATGCTGTATTAGCTACGTTGAATGAGGCTTGAGATAAAACAGAATTGTTATTGGCTAATGTAAAAGCGGCCTGAGAATAATTTACTGGACTAGCAGCAACCGATTGTATAGAACCGTCACCAAATTTAATATTATAATTAGCAGACAACTGTAAATCAGTTTTGGTCATGCGAGCTACAATATTGTTGGTAACTGTGCCACCAACAATATAAACAATGTTTGCAAAAGAAGATGCGGTACCAATAACTAAATTACCCGAAGCACTTAATGCTGACGGACCATAAGTATACAAATAACCATCATATGGCCTCATTGAAGTGTATGTTGGATCATTAAACGTTGACCCATTAATACCCATATCAATAAATTTGTTTGAATTATCAGAATCACTGGCATGCGCTACATAATCAGATGAACCATTGGAGTTAAAGTTTTGGTTATTGATTTGTAAATAAGTATTGGAATTACCAGAAAATTGTCCAATGGTGTTTGCAAATAAAACTTGATTTTCACCAACTTTTAATGGTTGATAGGCATAAAGGCCTTCGCCTAAAGTCGCCACATTTATTTTTCCTGTTGTACCTGTATCCAAATTAACACCAACAACTAAAGTTGCTTCTGTGTTAGTACTTAAATGGTATATTTCTGGTAGTTCTGATATTTTTACTGTTGCCATTTTTTACCCTATTAATATAAAGAGATCATTTTCGGTCATAAGCGATTCTTCATTTTCTGTTACTAGTTGTGGAGTGTCATATAAACCAACATCTCCGTAAATTATTACTGACTGTGTATTAGCATTTTTATTAACGGTAATTCTTGTATTTGCTATTGGCCCCAAAGAACTGTCATTTATTGAGAAGTTACCATTAGCAAATCTTTTAGTAATTGTATAGAACGTTCCACCATTATTTAAAGAAATTGTGTCACCCACAAAGAATATACTGTTGGAGTTAGCTAATTCTCTAAAATTACCATTGTATTGTCCAGTCAAGGTGTTTATATTTATGACGTTTGAAGATGAACCTATGGAAGCAAAAGCAACATTTGCAAAAGTCAAAAACACATTATCTTGCATATAAATCTGATTATTTGACCAATCTACATTAGTAATGGTCGAATAGGCTCGAATATTATTGGTTGCAGTAAATTCTATGAAATCGTTGGCAAATATAGTGTTACCAATATTACCAGAGATAACATTGGTTAATTTAATGATGTTGTTACTAATCGTTGATGATGTGGAAATAACGGATAGTGTGGCATAGGCGGCAGAACCAGCAACGTAAGACAATGGATATCCTATTTGTAGTGCATCTTCAGAACTCATATTGAAAGAATTGGCCGATTTTAATAAATTACGACCTATCATCCTCATACCAGAAGGATGTAATAAGTTCAATACTAATTCTTTATACTTTGCGAGGGCCTGTGTGGTAGATAAAATATATGTGTATTTGTTATAGTTTTCACTTTCCAACACTCTACCTAATGAAGAAGGCCAACCATCATCATTGAGATAACGACCTTCGCCGACAATTAGTCCACCTAAGAACGATGCATCGGCTCTTGCTGTGCCATCACCATAACGTTTAATTGATGTTGGATTTCCAAATTCATCGACATATGAATTACTAGGCGTCATAACTAAAGTATAAATCGTATTTCCAACGCTTTTATTGATTTTTAATGGTAAAGTAGAATTGTAGGAACCCACATAATCGTAAGTTCTAATTTGATATACATCATTTGCACTATTTGGTGGTGATGCAGTGCTTAACTTTAAAGTGGTATCAACATAAGCATAATAACTGGTGTTTAATGTGCTGCCTTGATAAATTAAATCACCAGAAACTATGGAATATAAAAGTGAAACATTTGTTACAGCAACGTCAGCAACTTTTAACGATAGATTTGGAGTAGAAACATAATCTTCACCACCCTCAATGATAGTAATTGTTTCTACTGATCCAATGGTGTCTGTTGTTGGTGAAAATGTTGCGCCTACTGCCATTACACCAGGTATTACAAGTGAAGCATTTGAACCAGATAAAGATGATATGTTTACTGTGGGTAAATAATTGGGGTCATAACCAAGACCGCCTAAAGGATATGCACTATTTGAACTACCATAAATGTAATTTGCAGAAATAATTGACCCAGCAGCATTTACTGTAATGTTTGCAAATGCTCCAAAACCTGTGCCATTTTCAATTGTAATTGTATTTGAATTGCCATAGTTAACACCAGCATTCACAATTTGAATAGGTTGTAATATACCTAAAAATTTAAAATCATCGGTGCCAAAATCTGTTGTGTAATTTGATTGAGCTGAAATGCTTGGAGTACTGGTGTAATTTCTGCCCGCATTGGTAATTTGTACAGAACCTATTGGTGCCACAGTAAAAGTTTTAAATGTTAAAGTATTTGCTAGAGTTGTATTTGTATTTCCTGGAGCAATAACTCCTGCACCACCAAAGGTATATGTTGCTGGATGAGTTGTATTTCCTAATATAACGTTAGCAACAGCGCCCAATGTATTACTTGTTACCAATGTTAAATTTGCAAATTTACTTTCATCCAATAAAGAAACTTGTGCGGCGGCATTACTACCTCCACCACCAGTTATCGATATTAAAGTATTTGATGGTAATCTATATCCATGAGAAGGATTAACAACAACTAATGTTGACAAACTACCAAGATTAGTGTCACCAACTTCTGCTGAAAGTCCTACAGGATTTGCTTTTTCAGGATTTAAACCACCATAAGCAACAACTGGATCTCCAGGATTATAAAACAGACCTCTATGATTAGGATTAACTGTAATTGTCGAAACTACACCAGTAATTTTTTCCGTTAATGGCATTGCTGCCATAGGAATTTCACCTTGGCCTTGTATATAAACTTCCCCATCATAAAAATAAACTACAGCATTGTTATTATCAACAACTGTAATATTTTCACCAGCCTGAAATCTATTTTGTATTTCTGAAATGTATATTTCTGTTCTGTCGCCAACAATTGCAACATATTCAATTGCCGCATATGATTTACTGGTCTCACCAAAAATTCTTAAACCTTGAGCGGCCAACCAATTCATATGCATTTCTTCAGTATGAGTGGTTGAATCGACTCTTAGGTATTTTGGAATAATCCACTTACCATCAGATGCTCGTAAAATGGCATCATTAGTATTAAAAATCTCTACATCAGCACCATATAATGCCCTAAACAAAAACCTATATGAGTTTTCAGTACCCTTTGACTGGTAGAACTGTTTTGATATCTTTAATAATTTTCTTTTGTCTGCCGAAATTTCAGCAGGAACATATGGAAGAAAATCATTAATGAAGTATTGAACGAAATCATCAAGTGTTTCATCAACATCAACATAATTTAAAATGTTTTTTGAACCATACGTTATACCTTGGCTTGTGGTACTAACGATGGTACTATTGGCATTGGCTGTATATTGAGTTTCAAGCCACTCGTAATATGCCTCTAGAAAAAGTACAAAATTTGCATAGTTACTATCGTCCCGAACAAATTCAGGAAGTTGTTGAGCAATTTGTACTGAAGTTTTTTTACTTAAAGACATTATGTTCTAGCAGTAATGTTTATATTGACTGAATTTGGATCACTCGTATCAAGAGTGACAATTTTATCTCTACTTGAAGAAATAATCGTAGAAGTTGGTACTGCTTGAATACTTAGAACTCCAGTTGAATTATTAATTTCTGTTGGATTAAAAGCAGTTAGTGTTACTGTGCCTGCACCATAATCTACTGTACCGGCTGTAGGATTTAAAATTGTTTTAACTCCATTATTATAATAATAGGTTCTTAATGTTCCTATATTTCCTGTCAATACAGCATATGCGGAAGCTAACGAACCGCCACCACCAGATATTTGAACTAATGCTTGAGTATAATTTGAACCAGGAGTTATAATATTAATACTCACAACTTGACCATTAATAACTGTGGCAGTAGCAGTAGCACCAGAACCATCGCCAACGATAGTAACTGTTGGTATTGATGTGTAGTTAAAACCAGGATTTACAATTGAAATCGATTCAATAGTTGACGTAGATGCCGGTGTTTCTTCCAAATAAACAACTCCTCTAATAACGTTGTTATTTTTTGAATCTCTCATTTGAAAAGTGGGACTGGCCGTTATACTGCCAGAATAGATATCTTTCTTTAAAGATGTATCAAAATTAAAAGTATATGTTGTTGAATTTAATAAATCAGGTACAAATCGTTTCTGTAAAAGAATAGAAGCATCATTTGTAATAAATGAAGGACTTACAGATTGTACGGTAGATATTAAAGAAGATAATTTAAATGTTGAATTAAATGTGTTTAGTGTGCTATTACCAAATGATTGAATGGCACTCAACACTTGGCTTTCTAACTGTGTTGCAGTATATGTGGTTAACCTTGGTGTATACAATATGTTTGATGTAATAACCAGATAAGTATAATCAACGTCCACTATTCTCGGCACAACAGTCAAAACACTAATAGGTTTAATAATTTCAGTTTCAACAATTCGTTTTTGTGCTTCTGTCAGTACATAACCACCTCTTGGTTTGATAGCAACCAAAACAGTACCATATACAGGAGGATCATTTTCTTCTCCGCCCCACACGTTTACTGCTTCAATTGGAATCACACCAGCATTGTTTTGAATCTGATAGATGTAATCTTCTTTTGTTACAGCACGACCTTGTGCAGAATATGCTTTTGGTGCTGTGTAACGTATAGAATCAAGTGATTCTATATCTGCTCCTTGAGTTGTTGATGTAATTGGTGTGATAACTGTATTTGAATATCCGGCAATAGTATCCATTAAAACAAAGTTGTTAGCACCATACGCTGCTGTGCTACTTGTTGTGATATATGAAACAATTACTTGATTACCATCAGTTAATGATTTACCTAAAATTCCATCACCAAAGTAAATTTGATAATTGCCATTAGGCCCTTCTTGCAAGAAATACACAACAGAAGTAGAATCTAATTCCAAATAAGCTTCTGCCAATGAATATACTTCTGAATATGTATTTGAGGTGCTTTGTTGTACAACTACAGTTAATGTTGATGTATCAATTGTAGGATCTGGCAATTCAAAAGTTATTGAAGGATTTTGAGCCGCATCATAATTAAATGTGAGATTAACTGGTTCACCTTGTTTAATGGTTAGATTTGAAAATGTGGCCGTTTGATTAACTGTATTTGTATTTACAGTAGTGTCTGTTACTGTCACAAAACGATAGTTGACACCATCAATGGCTTCTGAGATAAAATTGGTAAATTTTGGTAATGTTACAGCCAAATCTGTAACTTGATTAATTTTTAGGTCAATTATTGCAGATGGAGCCGATGCAGATGTTGGTGTGTAGTTTAACATCTTGGCGTGAGATACTACTGATTGACGTTGAATAGCTGAATCCAAGAACATCTCATTGGCCACCATATTTAAATAGTAGGCATTGTATTGTGTATTATAGGCAAGAATATCTAAAAGAGTGGAGAGTGCAGAACCTTCATAGTTGTAGTCTTTTAGTGTGTTCTGTGATTGTAGATATCGTTTCAGATTGGTTTTAATTGTATTAAAATCCAAATCTGTTATCTGAATATTTGAATTAGCTCCTGCCATCTTATCTGTTTCTCTCTAAAAGGAGTGTTACTGTGGTTGGTAATGTAGCATTTTCTATGTAAAATGTTATGGTAACATTATACGCATTGTTGTCTGGTTGAGCAGATACTACGATACTATCTACTGTGGCTCTTGGTTCATAGTTTTCTATCACATTTTGAATTTCTTTCTCCAAACTGGTAGCAGATAGAGGAGAAACCATTTCAAACAACATAGCGTCAATATTTGAACCTAAGTCTGGATTAAAAGGTCGTTCATAATGCCTAGTCAATAATAGGTTACGAATAGAACGAATAACTGCCTGAGTATCAAAACTCAAGGCGACATCATTCGTTACCGGTTTCTTGGTAAATGTGAAGTCGATGTCGGAGTAGATTCTAGTTAATGCCATTCTTTATTTATCTACTCGGATTAAAGATTTTTAAACAATCGTTCTTAAAAAGTGTGTCTATAACCGACATAAAGGCCATCATATTGAGTGTAACCCCTTTGGTCCTGTTTCTTTACATAAACGCTGTGGTTTTTGTTGATGCTATAAGATATAGTATAAATTCTTTGGGTATGTCTTGCTGTGTTCAAGAGGCTATCTTCAAAAGAATCAAATCTCTTATAACCAATAAGGTAACCAAAGTCACTTCCCAATATCTTACCACTAATAGAAGGGTTTACTGCATATCCTAGATATCTTTTTGTTGGTTTTTCATATTGTTGAAGATACACTTTTATTGACGCTGTTGGCAGGTCTTTACCTAGGGAATATCTGTATCCTGGTCCAATTTCTTGGTATGATGTGGGACTACCAAATTTTTCACTATAAGAATTTTGTTGGCTCGTCATAGCTCTCCAATCAAATGTCATATTATTATTATAAATTGCTCCTACCGATAAGGTAGTGGATTCTCCCATTTTGTTCACATCTGTACCACTTACTGTTTTGGTGTATCCTTTTTCAAGGCCAACAGTTACTGATCTTAAGCCAAATTCTTTATTCACATCAGGTTTTGTTTGTGCCAAAACGGACATACTAAACAAACTCAAAACAACTATCATAAAATGTTTCATTTTTTTTCCTTTTTAAGATTATTCCAAAATATTCTTTCGTAGTTAAAGATTTTTACTGCTTCCGCCTTAGTATGTATATCGAGCGTTAAATTGTTATTTTTTACAAACAACTGTTCTTGTTCGGTCAATTTTCTAGTAACCGATTTTATAATTTGATCTTTGGTTTCTGTTGGCAACTCTTTATTTGCGTAAATAAAAAGTCGAGCAAACGCATCAAAATCTTTATCAAATGTATATATTAATTTCCCAGTATTGTTTTTAATGTATGCATCTCCAACATTTAATGCTCCCATAGTCGTACAATGCGCATCAATATGGCCACCTAACATATCATTACTAATTTGTTGAGATAGTTTATACGGCACATAGGTATAATTAATTTTATATTTTTCTGCAAGTTTAGACATTAAAAGACTACAAATACCTTTTTCTCCTATGCCTCCCACAAACCAAGTTTTATCGTAAGATTTAACGTCTGTAATTGTATTAATTGGAGATTTAACACTAACAAAAATAGCTTGTTGACTTCGTGTTAATATAGCTAATAGTTCAGTTTCTTTTGTTGGATCTTCAATCCCTGGAACATAATTACTTTCAAGAGGAGCTATGTAAGTGGAACTTGTGGTTGTTATTACAATTGAATTTTTATTTTGTAGTACTTTTTGCCAAGCCAAGGCTCCTTGTGCGCCGGGTACTTTTTCTATTACCAAATTGGGAAATAATATATCTTTTATTGTGTTTATTTGTTGCTCACCGGCAGTGTAAACAGTTTGAGAAACTGCCAAATTACAAACAAAAAATAAACTTCCTAGCAATGTTTTATAGATCAATCTCATAATTTTTTCAACTCGGTCAAAAATTCTTTGATGTTGTTTTGTATTTCATGTGTAGTTGAACCATATGCACGCAGTCCTACTATAATACTATGTAATTTAACAGGAACATTAATTTCTATGTTATATTTTTCAATCAAACTTTTAATATTCGAATTAATTCCCCCCTTAGGCATGTGGCATACAAAATAACACATACAATTGGTATCGTCTATTACATCTAAGGTCACATCATGCATATAGTTTAGTCTATTCACAATAAGATTATTACTGGACCATGCATTTGATAACATTTTTTCTGCTCGAGAAGTGTAGTCCATAATAATTAATTGATTGTTGCATTGTATAACTTGAACGGAAAAAGGAGTATTTTTAATATTGTTTATTTTAAACACATTATTAAGATAGGCAAAAATATTATTAGGGTCGTTGAAAGCTGTTAACCTACCATAATCACTCATAAAAGATGGAGTATTTACAATATTATATAATGCTTCTGTAGTAACCATTCGGCGATTGTTGATAGGATCAGGTATAAAACTATCCTGAAAACTATCTGATTTTGGCTCTATGTAAATATCTCCATTTCCATTAACCCATCCAGTGTAATATTTGATAAAATTAAAATCCATGGCTTGCTGTAGTATACATTGATGCATTCTTAACGACTTATTGTTTTGTTGTATTTCTAAAAAATTTTCAATATTGACATTGGCAATAAAATCAGCATAAGATGTAAATTTTTTATAGTATACATCAGAAGTTGGAATTGGAATTGTTTTAATATAGTTCTTAATATCATCACTAACACTTTCGTTTATTTCAATGCCTAAACCTATACTATGTAAAACAGGATGTTTTGCTGCGGACCCCACTCTAGGCTTGCAAAATACTGCAGAATGTTCATTAAAAAAGTTTTGTATTTCTTCTATAGAAGTAGGTAAAATGGTAGGGATAGTGGGTAACTGATTATCGGCAAGAGCCTTATGTAACAACCATTTGTCAGCTAAATCTTCATTTACTGATTTAATTTTTGAACTTAAAAAAGACGGAGTGTGGCCACCATATACTTCTACATATGTTTGAATATCTTCTATGTTATCAAACAACAAAGCATCCGGTTCTAATATAGTCAAATATGCCGTACATTCTGAATCATTGTAATTGCTTGTTGTTTGTATACCAAAACCATTCAACTTACTAACCAAGTTGGTTCTTTGTGTTATACTATTAGGTAGAAATATTTTCATACTAATATATCCATTGGTTTTGTTGTGGCACAGGTGTTTCTGTTTCTTCTGTTGCAACATTAACGTTTATAAAACCCTCAATCCACAAATCTAAATCTGCTGTTGTCATTTCTTCAAATAAATTAATATCGTTTGGATAAAGTAAAATGCGTGATGTGCCTTCAACGTCAACATGAATTGTTCGTTGTTCATCGTTATGTTCAATTATTTTATATGCCATGTGTATAATTAATAATTGCTAGGCCTAGTTGGCCATACCATATTTGAGTCTAATGATTGTTTGGTAATATCTCGGAGTTCTTGCCTATATTTTTTCCACATTTTTTTCTCCGTTGCAGTGAGAGGAGCATCAGATAATTGAGTCCAATCTGTTTCTTGCAATAAATATTTACGTTTTTGATATACTTGTTGTAAATTAAAATTACGTTTTTGATACTCAGATTCATTTTCTGCAGAATTGCTAACTAATTTTTGAATTTCCTTCATATTAGATATGCCGGCGTTTATCAATTTATTTCGGTCCACTAACCAAGTAGGCACGAACCCTCTAATGTAAACATCTAAATCATCGCCTTCTGGGTATTTTCCATTGTCAATGGGCAAATCTATAGAAATCCGTTGATTGTATCCTAAACATTCAATTTCAATTTGACCGGTTTCTGGCCAAAATTTTACGATCTTATAACTCATTGAGTCATTGTATGGTCCATTGATATTGTTCAAGTTATCGCTCCACTTCTTGTACCAAACGCTAACCATGTAACAAAAGAATTTCCAGCAACTGCTGTGCCACCTGCGCCTCCGCTACCAACACCAGTTTGCCCGTTCCATGCGTCTCCGGCTCCTCCTGTAGCGCCAGAAGAACCTGCGCTTCCTCCGGCACCACCATATTGTCTATTATTTGGGTTATCGTTGGGCCCGCCGGCACCCGAAATACCACCATTACCAAAAGATCCCAAAGTTCCTGGATTTCCAGCAGCACCACTACTTCCACTAAAAGCACCTGAACCAGGTGGTCCGCCAGTACCTTGGCCTCGGCCACCTCCGCCACCGCCGCCTCCAGAGAATGCACACGCTCCACATGCTATTAGTCTTTTTGATTGTATATAAGGTTTAAATTTCATTTTTTTATATTTTATTGGCTGTGGGTTATTTGAATGGTTTACACTAGTGTAAATCTATACCTGTTTCTACCATTTCTACTGTATCATTAAACAATAATCTAAAAGCTGCTTTCTGTATTTCTCCATACCAAATTTTTTCTACACGGCAATTGGTCATAAAAACTTCATCTGGTAATTTAATTGGACAACTACTTCTGCAAATTTTAATATTATGACAAGAGGCGCAATGAGATTCTTTACGTTTCATATCTAGACTAATGATACGAATTCCTTTAATATTATTAAGGTGACCATATATGTGAGATTCATCTGTATGAGGACAAGTTCTAATGTTACCATCCAAATCCATTGATAATATGTCAGCCATATCAGCACCACAATTTGTATTTTCCAATATAGGCTCTCCAATAATAGTTTTGCGAGCATATTGGGTTACACTATAACCTAAAGGACTTTCATATATATCCGTTTTTAACAAAGAAAGTTCATCAGCGGTAGCCTGAAACACAAGAGGTTCACCATTTTCATCTAAACCTCTTTCAGTGAATTGTTTGTGGTGAGCTTCTAAGAAATTTTTTAAAATTATTCTAAATTTTTCTAAATTTTCTCCATGTATAACATGGTTATAACTATTTCCTTTATCAGTATTGGCCCCCCCTTCAATCATTGTACACGGCAAAGATTCTGTACGGTTATCTGAACTTTCAGCATATGTTCGTCCCAAAGAAAAAGCAAGTTGAAAAGTTAATAAACTATGCTCCATAATTTTATTTCTAAAGTAGTTGTTAATTTCAAATAAATCATAGTTTGTATTAGTTACAGAACAAGTAAAACCATATTCAACATTAGCTAATTTATCAAACATTTTTAATGTTTCTATTACACGAGCTCGATGAAAAATATCATCTCCACGGAGCTCTTGTTGATGCATTGCGTCATGGGATATATTAATAAGAATGTCAGATTTTAAAGTGCTAAAAAATTCAGCATGTTTTGGATGCAAAGTGCTTCCATTTGTAGAAATATAAAAATGACGATCTTCTTTATCTAAAAAAGTCATTAACTCCATTACATCATTCCAATATAAAAATGGTTCACCACCCCAAAGTTCAATACGAGATAAATTATCTAAATCTAAATTTGTATTAACAGCATCAAAAAACACTTCCAATCTTTCTCGTTTAGGACGTTCATTTGGATTACCAATATCCTTTTGCATACAATATGTACAACTATAATTGCATGCGTGCCCCATTAAAATACGTAATGCAACCGGTTTATTATGTTTTTTACGAGTGGCGTAGTTTTTTTTTGCTAATTTGTAATACTCACTATCATCTCGTAGTGATGGATCACCAATGACAATTCTCGTACCGTCCACTTCATGCAAAGAGTTAGTTTCATTACAATAATAAAACTCTAATCCTTTTGATGTCACAAATTTTGTATAATTATTCATTTTATTTTTTTATCAATTTTAATATATGTATAAACCACCGCCACCACCACCGCCACCACCACCGCCTATGGTGCCATTGTTAGTAACGCTGATTGCATAACGAGCAATAAAGGCTGGGCCAGCAGTAGTTCCGTTTCGATTAGCTCCTACTATACTATCAGTTCCACTATTATAAAAAGCACCTTGTCCTCCATCACCACCTTTACCTAAAATAACCCCATTGTTTATTAATGCAAGAGTACTTCCTACAAAAAAACTGGATCCCGTATCAAAAGCATAAGAACCAGTTGATGTTGAATACACATAAATGCTAGAATTAATTGTGATGGTAGCTACCAATGCTACGGTTTGATCCCAACCAGCTGCAATTGCAGCCGATTTAAGATTATAGTTAGTCGTGTCACTAGAAATTGTTTGATTAAATACAAAACTATTTGATTTTCCGTAACCATCAAACAAACTTATTTGTCCACTAGCACGACCCAATAAAGTTCTTACGGAAGAATCAAACAAACTAAGTTGTGCTGTTTGACTAAGACTTAATTCTTTTGCTATTGATTGTCCTGTAATGGAACCAATTAAACTAATTGGACCAGAAGAATTTAATGCCATTATGGAGTTCCGCCAGCAATCACGTTATTAGCAGAGATAAAGATTCCGTTTGCACCCATTGAAGCAATTACAGTTGCACCATACTTAAACACCAATTTTCCACCAGATTCAGATATAGAGAAATTAGAAGTTGTTAATGTGTTTGCTGCAAGATTTCCAATAATTTGAGTATTGGCTACTTGTGGCGTTCCGCTGTTTGCAAAAGTTACACGACCATAAGCATCTACTGAAACAGTCGCTATAGTATATGTTCCAGGAACTACACCAGTAACCGTTAATCCTTCAGCAGATGTTGATGTACTTGTTCCTGTAGTTGTTCCTGTACTTGCACCAGAATATATGTTATTAGGATAACCAGATGGTACACTATACTGTAAATAATTTTGTAACTTTGTTGTACCAATACCCAAATCTTTAATCAAATATGATGAATTTACTCCAAGATTTGAGAACTGAAGAATGGTATTATAATCTTGAATAAGAGAAATTGAGTTTGTATAGAATGTTGTATCACCTACTCGCCTACTATTCAATAAATTAAATGCTGTCTGAGCTGTAGCAATGATAGTATTCATCGAGGCTCTTGATATATCACTATAAGTATTACTACCAACTATACTTAAACTGGCATTTAATGTGTTTTTACTACTTAATAACTGTATGACACTATTTGAAACATCTGATACGATAGCCAAGCTGGTAAAATTACCAAGAATGGGTGCATTGTTTTGAACGCCGTCAACTTGATTACAGATTTGTAGAACTTGCCGGCCAATCGACATGGCGATTTGATAGTCTGGTGTTGTAAGTTTATTTGTTGATTCTGTTGCACCAGACATTCTATTGGTGTGGTCTGTAAAACTTGATATCTCTATTAAAAGATTATTGGCCAAAGCATTCAAAGTATTGGCTTCTATTGGTGCTACGTTATATGTAATTGATTGAGTATTTGAATATGTGAGCAAATAATTTGTATAACTTGTCATCAAAGTCAAATTAGCAGAATGTGGATTCTGAAAATAATTTGTTACAGAACTTCCGGACAAATCACTGGCCTGCCAAGTGTATAACGGACTTGGATAATTTAATGAAAGCTTTTGACCATCAGTAAGTTCGTTGTTTGCACCAAACTTAGCTGAATCAAAATTATAATTTAGTCTACCAAAAACACTCATCTATATTCTCACATTAAAGGTGTAGGTAATGAAGTTACGCCAAAATCTTTACTCAAAACAACATGATTGTGTATGTCATAAATTATTCGGTCCATTGCCATTGTTCTTACTATATCTGTGACCATAATTCCAGATACCCAACCAGGAATAGGATACAAAGGTATGGGAGAACCAGCAGAAATATAACCTGGCGTTACCATGCCTACTGTTGCAAAACATTGTAGTCCAGCATTTAGATTACCTAATGCTGAAACACTTTGTGTCGCAGCCACACTACCCGCCACATTCAATTGGCCATCGACATTGATTGCTTTTGCCTGTAAACTAATATCACCAGACGAAGCAATATCAACATCGCCTTTGCCAACTATTTTTGTCGTGCCATCAACTGTCTGTGTAACATTACCTTCAACTTGTTGAGTGACATTGCCTTCTACTTTCATTAAACTATCACCCTTGATGGTTACAACACAGGCACCTTCAATAGTAATATTACATTGGCCGGTGATTTGTACATCTTTATCACCCAAAACAATTTCATATCCATTACCATAAATTTTATGAACTTCACCATCAGGTTGCATCTCTAAGAATGTACCTGCACGATGCTGAACACGCACACGCTCTCTATCGGGTGTGTCGTCCATTTCAATTAAATGGCCAGATTCAGACTGTTGTGCCTTATTATAAGGATATTCAGGTGGATTTTCTGAATCTACTACAACCGGTTCTGTCCATGAACTATCTATTGTCATTACTCATCCTATGATAATTGTGGTATTACTGATGCTGTATTTCCGCTGGCTACCACTTCTTGTATGTTAATTGCTGATTGCACTTCTGTTTTTAATTCATTCAACACAGCAGTTTGATCAGTTAATGTACTAACTACTTCTTGAGCAGCTTTTAATTCAACTGTTGCTTCGGCTAAACATTTTGCTAATAATGCCTGTAATTGTGCTGGCAGGCTTTGTATATATGTGACCAATTCTTGTAAATATTGTATATATTCTTGATATGCTCGTATCTCATCAATAATAGGTTCTATTTCTTTTTGTATTAATTTAACTTTTGCTTTTAACGCCAAAACGAACTCTTTTGCTTCTTCAATAATGGGTGTGCTTGATGTGCCGGCCCACAAGCCTTCTAATGTTGTTCGTATTAACTTAACGATACCCATAACTTCAGATTTAATCACGGCAACATCTTTATTAATCTCTACTGCCACATTACAAATGTGTGTACGATTATTGGCCGCTCGACCTTGAGGAGTATTTGCGACTACCCCTCTGGCTGATGGTGATGTGGTGGGTTGTCCTACTGATTCAACAACAATACCATCCGGTGGTTTAGGTGCGGCTGCAATTTCTTCTGGTGTTCTTGGATCTTGAAACCCACTATCGCCACCGGCAGACGCTTTAATGCCTGTGTAGATTCCCATAATTGTTGGTGCTTGATTTGATTCACCATCAGCAAAGAAACCCATAACATAGTCGCCCTCTTTTGGTGTGGCAAAGCTTTGTTGAGAATTTGGCGAAACAAGGCATGGAGCCCACGGCAAATCTGCTGTGGGTATTAATTGTTTATTTTCTGTGTGATAACCAAAGATACGAACTTGGCACCGACCCAATTTTAAAGGATCTTGTCGGCTTTCTACAACACCAACCCACCAATTAAAACCATCTTTCCCAATAAAATTTTCCATTATTCTTTTACCGCTTCTGCCCAAACAGGATCATCACTATTAATATTCATATAAGTTGTTGGTGTACTATCTTTGGCCAATTCTAAAATAGTTTGGTATGCACCCGCTGGTTTGATAATGTGGCGAACAGCCGTCACCAAATATTTACCAGAATAAAACTTATCTAAATCTTTTTTTGTATTTGATGGTTTGAGTGTTAATAAATTAAAATTAACAGTTCGGCCTGCTGTAATACCAGGATCTCCAGGTATCGATGCTTTTAAAACTGTATAATTCGCCAAATTAATTTGTGCCGTTCTATTTGGAACATATGTTTCAATAAAAATATCTTGTGCAACACCATCTTCTATTTGTTTTATATAAGGAACTTGTTTTTGATTAGAATTGCCAATCGAAACTTTAATTACACTCTCATAAGATTGTTGTTCTGTTTTACCTAAACGATTCTTTAAACTATTTGTTACACCACCAGGATTTAATGATTTAGCCTGACTTTTATATTTTGTGTAATCAAAATTTGTTTTTTTGAATGTTCTTGTTAAAGGATCTATTGATATCAATTGATTTGCCAATGTACCAGAAGTAATTTCATTTAAAATATCATAAGGTTTACTTAATTCGTAATCTATAACTGTTGTAGATTTTTCTTGTATATTTTGTGTTTTTTCATCTACGTTTTTAGCCTGATATTTGTAAGTCGCATATACATCATCTTTCATCATTGATTGTAATGACCTAAAATTAAATCCTAATTTTGTTTCAAAAAATAACATATCAGCACCAATAGCACCATTTAATTGTGGTCTGGCGTAAGTTGACAACCAACTAATTGCTTCAAACGGTTTCATTCTTGGTATTAAAAAGTCATACACGCCAGTTGTTTCTTCAATAACAGCCTGTGAAATTTTTTTACTATCAACTTTTAATTCTTCTTTTAAAATGTTATTTACAATTTCAGAAATTTTTGTGCCTTTATATGATTTACTAATTTTTGTTTGTTCCGACAACAATAATTCTTCAGAACAAAAATATAACGTATAAAGTTCAGTATTCATGTTGCCAGCTGGTTGGCGACTACTTGATTTATAAACACGAAATAATTGTTCATTATCATTGCGGCCATCTCTTACTTTACCAAAATCAATTTGAATAAATTCATTACCAGTTAATTGTAAGAGTTCAATAAAACCTTGTGAATCAAGTATTGTAATGTAACCTGAAGCAGCAAAACTATAAATGTCCTCGTAATAGGATAATTCAACAAGTAGTTGACGAAGTTCTATTCGTTGACCGCTGGCTGTTAAAAAGTTTAATGTTTTAAGGTAAAAATCTTGAGGGTAATATACACCAGGAGATTCTACAATATTTGTATCTTCTATACTCATATTAAGCCATTAATTTTTTCAATTGGTTTTCTACTTCACTAACATAATTTGAATTTAAAATTTTAATATTTCTTTTTGATTCATTTAAAGCCAATTCATAATCATAGATACTCACTGCATTACGTTCTGTAGTTATTGTTACAGGTCCAGTAGGTAAAGTGTATGTTGATGTTTGAGTAACTGGCAAACTATTATAAATGTCCTCATCAATTCTAACTTTATTTACTGTAGTTGTTTGAGTATTGACATCATATTGCGTTATTACTTTTTCATAATATTCTACTTCAACGTATATATTTGTTGATGGATACTTGTCTGCAAGATATTGTTCGAACATATTATAAGTCATTGGCCAATCCCATTGTGGATCTAATAATTCATTTGCAAACAATACAATCCAATAACGATATGAATCACCATAATATTTGTGAGCAATAATTTCTGGAGTGTCACCTTCTTGTATATCATAAGAATAATAAACTAATGGGTCTTTTAATATTTGAGGAATAACACTAGCTCGAGCCAGTAAATTGGTCATAGCTAGTGATTGGCCAGCTGAATTTGTATAAACTATTTTTGGTAATGTATCAAAATATTGCATTTTTAATAACCTTGTTGAATTTTTTTACGGTCAATAAGTTCTATTTCTTTAAATTGAATTGTTAATGTCGTTTGAATTGGTGCTCCATCTGGATGGGTTGACCAACCATTTGGTGCATAATTGACATCAATACTCTCAATCACACTTTCAGCAACTCTCGTGACATTTGGATTTTCTTTGCCACTTAACATAAATTCTAAATTAAAAGTTGAAGGAGGAACAAAAAACATGCCTCCTGCACCAGTAACAATTTTTGGTGCAGCATGTGTTCTAAATGTTTGAATTATTTTTTTTACATCAACGGCTTCTTGTTGTGAGTATGGTGTGAAAGTAAAAGCCATCTGATAAGACCTAAAATCAATACCTTGAAATAACAATTGTTGTTGTGGATTAATTGCAAGACCTTGTGTAGCAAGAGCCAGTCTTGCCGTTTGTGATTGTGCTGCAGAAAGGCCTAAAGAAGCAATTTTTCCTATTGTTGACACAATTGGAATTTTTGTGCTGCCAGCAGCTCCTGCAACATCTTTTGCAACGTCTAACACACTTAAATCATTATAACCAGAATTATATTGAAAATTTACTGTTTCTGGCATATATAAAAAAACTGTTGCAACAATTCTTGTTTTATTTGGACTTAATGATTGTCTTATGTTTATGTTGCTGTCAGTTAATTTTGAAACTGTATCTTTAATACCAGATAAAGTGCCAGAAAGGCTAAATCCTTTTGATTCTTCATAGGCTGCAGGCTGAACCTCATTAATAGAAAATTTTATAGCATGGCCTTTTGTTGCAGAACCCAAATCTCTTGGATACTGTAAAGTACTCAATTTATATTTACTGTCAAACAAAGTACCCAAAGGACCTTTTGTTGTGGTGCCAGGTATGGTTACACCGCCAATTGAGGATGGAATTGAAATGATGGCCATTGATTTCTCTTTTTAGATTGAACATACATATTTATATGGCTTACCAAGGAATATTCAGACCAAAGAACCCTAAAAAATATGTTGGGGATTCAAATAACATTGTGTATCGCTCTTCATGGGAATGTAGAGTGATGAACTGGTTCGACCAAAATGATGATATTGTATCATGGGCAAGTGAAGAATTGATTGTTCCTTATAAATCTCCAATAGATAATCGTTTTCACCGATACTTTCCAGATTTCATCGTAAAAGTGAAAACCAGAGATGGTACAATGAAAACATTGATGATAGAAGTCAAACCAAAGAAACAGACCATACCACCAGAGCCAAGAAAACGAGTGACCAAACAATACGTAACTGAAGTTACAACATATGGTGTCAATCAGGCCAAATGGAAAGCCGCCCACGAATACTGTTTGGACCGTGGCTGGGAATTCAAAATAATGACAGAAGAACATTTAGGACTGTAACTAAATACCTCAATGGAATCTAAACTTACACAATTAGCCAATGCACGCCCAGCTGATATGCAGATGGGATCAAAAAAATCACTTGAATGGCTGAGCCAAAAGATTGCTGAATTACGAGGCACCTCAAACATACCTGCGGGTATGAGCCGTGAAAGATTTAGACAAGTAGATAATTTTAGATTGGGTAAATTGTATTGTTTTTACTACGATCCAAAAGGTAAAGAAAGTTTGCCATATTATGACCGTTTTCCAATGGTACTGGCAATCGAGAAGTATAATGATGGTTTTCTAGGCCTGAACCTTCATTATTTACCATTTAATTATCGTCTGGCATTTTTAGGTAAACTACTTAAATTTGCGGTCCAAGGCGAACCAGGAGAAATTGACAGGTTGAGAGTCACCTATGATATTTTAGTCGCCTCCAAGCGCCTTAAAGAGTTTCGGCCTTGTATTAAACGTTATCTTGCTGGTCACATCCAGTCAAAGATACTTGCCATTCAGCCTAATGAATGGGACGTTGCGGCTATGTTGCCACTTCAGCAGTTTAGAGGTGCCAAAGCTCAAGAAGTGTGGCAAGAATCATTAGAACAAATAAGGAACTAAAATGGCGGGTACCATTAACGAATTTAAATCAAGTTTTCGTAAAGACGTAGCAAGACCTCATAAATTTGATGTGAATGTTAATATTCCATTGGTATTAATACCATACATTGCAGGTGCAAGGCAGTTAGTTTATCGTTGTGAATCCACTAGTTTACCTGGCAGAACATTAGCAACAACAGAACAAAAAACATACGGACCGATAGAAAAGTTTCCGTATCTTAACACATATACCGATATTGATATGACATTTATTGTTGATGATGATATGCAACAAAAAATATTGTTTGATGCTTGGTTGAACTTTATCAACCCATTGTATAATAACCACATTCGTTATAAACAAGAATATGCAACCATATTAACACTCAATCAATATGATGTAACAAATAAATTAACTTATTCTGTAAGTTTGTATGATGCCTTTCCTGTTTCTATTAATCAAATGGATTTAGATTGGAGTAACGATGGTTATCATAAATTAAATGTTACTTTTGCCTACACATATTGGCAAAATAATTCTTTACAGGCAGCTGGTATGCAGTTGGTTGATGCTGGTCTTGCTGCAGTATCAGGTATTTTAAACGGCGCAGAACAGCAGTTGCCTTTTCCAGATATATCTGCAACAGATGCTGGATTATTACCTGGTGAAAGCTTTGTTAATCGAGATGCACTCTCAAATTTAACAAATACACCAGGTGTGGTATTGGGTGCATAAACAACTAATAAATTGATTTGAAAAAGGAGATATAATATGGCTTTGCCAAAACTTGATGTACCATCTTATGAAATTGATTTGCCAGTTTCAAAGAAAAAATTAAAATACCGGCCGTTTCTTGTTAAAGAACAGCGTAATCTTTTGATGGCTTTAGAATCACAAGATTCAAATTCCACACAACAAGCAGTACGTGATATTCTTATCAACTGCACACTCTCAGATGATGTTGACATTGATAAACTACCAATTATTGATATTGAATATTACTTTATTAATCTAAGAGCCAAATCTGTAGGTGAAATTGTTGAATCTCGTTATCGTTGTAACAATATTGTAGAAGATAAAGAGTGTGGTAATATTATGGAAAAGAATATTGACCTAACACAGATTAAAGTTCAAGTGGCAGAAGATATTAAACCGGAGATTCAACTAACACCACAAATCAGTATTAAAATGAAGTATCCAGAGTTTGGTGTTGTTAAAGATTCTTTGAAGTTTGAGGATATTAATGAAGTGACCTTTAATATGATTGCTGAATCTATAGAACACATTTATGATGGTGAACAGTTTTATTATGGCCATGAAGCACAACCTGGTGAAATGTTACAATTTGTAGAAGGTATGAACCAAGAACAATTTTCTAAAGTAGAAAAATTCTTTGATAATTTACCAAAATTAAAAGAAGATGTCAACATCACTTGTAGTAAGTGTGGGTTTAACCACACGATAGAGGTGGAAGGGTTAGAAAGTTTTTTCGGTTAACATTTCGTCATGAAAATTTGAAGAATTATTACAAAACGAATTTTTCGTTAATGCAACACCATAAGTATAGCTTGACCGAACTTGAAAATATGATGCCTTGGGAAAGAGATATCTACATCTCCCTTTTGATACAGTACATTGAAGAAGAAAATCAAAAGATAAAAGAACGCCAAAAGAAAAAAAGATAGTAAATGGACTATAAAAAGGCAAAAGACCTAAGAGGTAAATCCTTTTCTGAAAGAATGGCAGAAAATTTAATTTCTGGTTCTGGCATAGGAGAGTCATTTAAAAAAACACTTTCAGAAAAATCTAAAGCTCGTATGACGGGCATCAAAGAAAAATTCGATCCACTTAATATAGCAAAAGCACTAACTGGCGGTAGTCGTTTAGGTCCTGCTTTACTTGGCAAGATGACAGGAAGAAGTCAACAAGATTTGCAATATTTTGCCGGTGATCCAAAAAAACAAAAATTAAATCAAAAAGCAACAACAGGATTGAGTGGTAAAGATTTAGAAGAATCTACCGAATCTTTAGGTAGAATTTATGATTTGTTGAAACGAGATAGGGACAGCAAACTACGTCAACGGCAAAAGAAACAAAACTTTGAAGAAAGTCTTGAAGCACAAGAAGAATTAAGAAATCAAGAGTTAATCAAAGCTTTAACTGCTCGTAGAAAAAAAACTCCAAAAGAAAAAAGAAAAGAAGAAGTAAAGCAAAAAGAGGCTGAAAGAAAAGAAAAAAAACAAGAAGAAAAAGCACCTGAAAAGCCACCGGCCAAGGCACCTGAAAAGCCGCCAGCTAAAGCTCCTGAAAAGCCACCGGCCAAGGCACCTGAAAAGCCGCCAACAGCCGCACCCGCACCTAAGCCAGAGGTTAAGCCACCTACTGCGGCACCTGCACCAAAGCCAGAAGTTAAGCCACCTACTGCGGCACCTGCACCTAAACCGATAGAAGCAGCAAAACCTTCAACAGCTACACCAACAGTTAAACCACCAATTATTGGCGGCGCAGCTGCTAAATTAGGTGCGGGCGCAGGAGTAGTTATTTCTGCACTTGTTGCTGCTGGTCTTTCTCAAAAAGCACAAGCTAATGTTTTAGCACAAGTAAAATCAGAATCAAATTTTGTACCAAAAAGTGAAAGTCTATTCTATACAACGGCAAAAGGAATAATGGGAACTTTTGGTAAAAATAGAATACCTTCAGAGGAATTTGCTCAGCAGTTCGTTTCAAAAAAAGGAGATGATAGGAGCGAACAATTAGCTAATCATGTATATGCAACAACTGATGGTAATTCTTCTCCAGGTGATGGGTGGAAATATCGAGGCCGAGGTTTTTTACAAATTACCGGAAAAAATGCTTATAAATCTTTAGGTGATTATCTTAAAGTTGATTTAGTTTCAAATCCAGATTTATTAAATACTGCAGAGATAGCAGCAAAATCTATACCTTGGTTTTTTCTTAATTATAAAAAAAATCTAACAAAAGGTGATCCTAAAAGTCTTGAAGATATATCATTAGTTAATAGAGCTGTTGGTTTTTCAGATCCGACAAAAGAAAAAGGTAAAAAAAGAGCTGAGTTGGCATCGGAAATTGAATCAATGAATCTAAATTCTGGTTCGCAAATAGACCAATCATCTAAAGAAAATAAAAATCTCAAAGAAGATGCTGCCAATAAAGATAGGCCTGCAATTAATGTAAATAATAATACAACTAACGTACAAAAACAATCTTCTCCATCAAGCTCGGCACCATCAGATGATAGGCCAGCATATATGCAGAAAACCCGAGGTTAAGAATGGAATATCAAAAAGCAAAAGACATTCGAGGCACCAGTTTTGGTGATTTAATGGCCAAGAAATTAATTGGTGGTGGAGGCATTGGCGAATCACTCAAATCCACTATATCAGACAAAACTAAAGCTAAAATGACTGGTTTCAAACAGGCATTTGATCCTTTGAATATGGCAAAATTTATGACTGGTGGTTCTTCTTTGGGTCCTGCTTTGTTGGGTAAAATATTGGGTCGTTCAAAAAAAGATATTAAATTTTTTGCTGGTAAAACTAGAAAAGGTCGAGGCGGTTCCACTTTAGATAATCTTATGGGTGAAGATAATGAAATATCTTCAATTCTATTGAATATAGAAGATTTATTGAAAAAATCTTTAGAGGACGATCAATTTCAAAAAGACAAAGAAAATAATTTTGCTGAAGAAAGAGAATCAGAAAGATTACGTAGACATAAAGAATTAATGGAAGCCATTACAGGTAAAAAATATTCTGGTAAAGCTTCTGCAACAAAAACATCAGAAGATAAAAAAGAAGAAGAAGATACAATCATTGCAGCATTTGGATTAAAAGATATTGCAAAATCTGCACTAAAAGGATTAGGAACTTTAGCTACATGGGCTGTTGGACCAATTGGTGGAGTAATTCTTGGTGCAGCTTCAGCTGGCGCAATAGGTTATTTTTTAGTAAAAGCTTTAACAAGTGAATCTGGTTATGAAGATGTAAATTCCGCTTTGAGTAAAGGACTAAGGCAAGCCGAATCGGTCGGTGGCCTTGCTGGTGCCAAAGATGAAGAAGATAGAATTAGAAAACTGCCAGAATATGAAAGAACGATGGCAGAAATAGAAAATTATGAAAAAACTTATAATGAAGGCGAAAAATTAAATGATGTACAATTAGAACCATTTATTAAAAAAGGACCAGAAGCCGCAAAGGCTGTGCAAGACTATAAGGCAAAAAGAGATGGTAGAACAGCAACACCTGTTAACCAAGCAACACAGACACCAACATCAACAGAAACGGGAGAATCCTCAACACCATCCGCTTCACCAATGGCTGGCGGTTCTGCTGGAACAGGTGCAACGGGATCATCATCAACTCCTGCTGGCGGTGAAGCTTCTGTTGCAATGGAATCTCCAAATATGGGTTCACAGTTGCAAAATGTTCAATCTGAAAATTTAGATATGAAATTACCAGAGAGTGCTGAAGATCCTGCAATTCAAGTAAACAATTCAGTTAAAACATCATCACCATCAACAGAGAGAAAAGATTTTTTGCCTCCTGTTAGGAACTTAGAAGAAACATTTCAACGAATGATATTATACAGTACCAGAGTTGTATAACCAATAAAAAACCCCGCCGTAGCGGGGTTTCTTTTAAGTGAGAAAAGATTACTTCTTCTTTTCGTCTTTCTTAACTTCTGCTTTTGGAGCTTCTTTCTTTGGCTCTTCTTTCTTAGGAGCTTGAGCAAAGGCTGTTACTGCAAATGCAGCTGCGAGTAGAGATACGAGATACTTCATTTTATTTCCTTTCAATCAAAGTTAAAAATTCACAAGGCATTAATCTTCTTCAGCAAGCTTACTAAAGTATGCCATATCATCATCATCTGCTAAGTCAGGTTCAGCAACTGTTTTCTTAGTAGCAGTAAACTCTTTTGCTTTTACCTGTTCTACGGTCGTCTTTGGTGCTTCACCATTGAGGCCAAGTACCTTATCAAGACGTTTCTTCAAATCATCATATGACTTAAATTCTTTGTCACTAACTAACTCTTGTAGTGAGTATTGTGATTTCCAAATTGTTTCAAGGTCAGCATCATTAGCGGATAATGGAGCTGCTGATTCGAATTCAGATTTGTCATAATTCTGATAACCTTCAACTTTACGAATCTTTAACTTGAAGTTAGCACCTTTCCATAAATCAAATGGATTGACTGCTTGTTCATCAGCAAACTGAGGATTCATGGCTTCAGTAATCTTATCAAAGATTTTCTTACCATAACGGAACAGAAAGACTTTGCCTTCATTCTCAGGATGTTTTGGATCAGATACAACATAAACGTTTGAAACGTAATTTAGTTTACGTTTTTGTTTGCGAACTACATCTTTGTTCGCTTCTATACCAGAATTCCACAATGCAGAATTGTGTTCACACACAGGACATTGTTGATTCTTAGTGGTCAAACAATTATCAATTAACCAACCACCAGGACCTTGGAATCCATGTGAGAAGATTTTGACCCAAGGCAGAGCATCATCACCATCTTTTTCAGATGCAGGAAGAAAACGGATAGTGGCCATGCCATTACCTGCTTTATCAACTTCTGGACGCCAGAAATTATCGACCTTTGTATTACCTTCGGTTGTTTGGGAGAGTGCCTCGACTGCTTTAGATAACTTTTCGAGGTTGCCAGATTGGCGTTTTAGATTTGCAAAACTCATAGTATTTCCTTTCGTATTAAACGGAGTATTAAACGGTATATAAACAACTTATCCACAGACTGCTCATTATATAATAGTATTTATCCAATGTCAAGTGTACATTTTCAAAATACCGATGGTAGTTAAGGCATCCGTGTGAAGTATACCAACACCACCCTCTCTACGCCATTGGTCAATATTAACTGCTGTATCGTCAATCAATAATGAATTGGCATTAGAGAAATCTTTTTTTAATCTTTTACCTGGAACTAGGTTTACTTTGAAACCAATATTATGTGTTTGTAACCACATCAATTTCTGAGCCCTAATATCAGCATCTCGTTTCTCTGATGAGGTTGAGGATAATATCTCAGTAGGTATATTTAACTTGCTAAGATAGTTTAATAACATTGTAGCATCAGGCATCAAATCAAGTGTTGCAAATTGCTTTGTGGCAATAAACTCACTAAAAAATTTATGAAACTCTTTTTTGTCCTCTGCTTCTTTTGGTTCCATTTTGTATAGTGCTTTGTACCGTTTATTGAAGTCGGCAATCACACCATCCATGTCCAAGTAAATCTTTGTAATCTTATGCATACTCTTTAATCTTTTCTTTCAATATTTCTTTGAACTTTTCTTTTTCATAATGTAGAAATGGCCGATACTTTTGACATTTCATTTTAAAATTTGGCCATACTATATCATCGCAGATTTCTTTTTCCCACATTGGAAAATAATTCATAATATTATCTAATATAATTAAAGTTTCAAGGCAAATATCACCTTGTGTTGCACACTGCATTAGTTTGGGAAACTGGTTTTGTTTCACAACTAACAATTCATTTGGATTATCAACCATATCCAATAACTTGATTATATCATTTTCAAAGGTATAAGTCAAGCTCTGTATTCTTTTTTGCCACTTAGCATAATTACCATCGCCATCTTGTAATAAGTCGCCAACCCATTCACCATTGCCTTCTAAAAAATTGGCAATATAAAAATTCTTTAATTGTTCTAAATCAAACTTTCGGGATAATTTATAGAATTGGTATTTGTCTTTACGGTTGGTAAATGTTTGCTTTGAAACATTTGTCTTACCATTGTATTTGAAGTAATCGTAAGAATCGGAAGTAAAGTGCAGCTTCAATGCGTTCCATAGAGCATAGGCTGCAAAGCCTGTGTTCTCGGTCATATAGGCAGTTTCGAACTCTTTTTTAACATATTGTTATCTTGTGCTTCTTCTTTAATCTTTGCTTTGAGTGCAGAAGATATCAGAGTGGCAGCCACTTCTATTTCAAGTCCTGTTTCTTTACAATGGTGGCAGATGGCGTCCATATAACCTAATTTTTTATCTGTCACCAATTGTTCAACCATTACACTAAATTCTTTAATTTCATCACGACTTGGCATATTAAATTCTACTATAAAATATATGATTACCTATTTTCGTTACAACCTTGTTTTTATTCCAACCAGGATTCACGTAAGTTGCATGGTAATATAGTGCATTTGTTTCTGCTATTTTATCATGTAAAACAGGAACTGTCAATGCTCTTTTTGCAATTAAAAGAGATTCTTCCCATCTATACCGATCTTGTCCGTGTACCATTTCTTTAACCATGCAAGTCCATGAGAATTGGCAAACTGTTCTGAGATTAGCATCTGTGGTCTTTTGGTAAACGACAGCACAGATATCTGTTGGGAATTGGCCACTCTTAACACGATTCATTGTGACTTGTGCAACGGCCAATTTACCTTCGTATGATTCGCCAGCCGATTCATAGTAAATATTTTTGGCGAGGCATTCTACTTGTTTATTGTAACTCGTAGCAACTTGTTTCTCTGTTGCTGTTGATATAAATTCTTTTGATAGTGTTGGTACAGTAAACAAAACAGCAACTGCTGTTAATACTGCCGTGACTAAATTAATTTTTGGAAGATTAAACTTCATCTTATCTCCTTGTTAAAGGCGGCCGAAGCCGCCATCTCCAATTACGAATTTGATTTCGATTTTATTTTAACTTCAGGTTGTGGAG